GAGGGTTTCACCTGAATGTCCTTGCATCCTCTTTTTGTGCATGGAGCGGCATCGTTACAGAGTTTCTTTCTGCAAAGGAAGCACTGGATCACGGCAACCCCGAACTGATGAAGGCATGGGTCAACACCAAGCTGGGGGAAACCTGGGAAGAGCGCGGCGAGAGTGCAGACGATATGGCACTGTATAGCCGCCGCGAAATGTACCCGGCAACTGTTCCTGCGGATGTTCTGGTGCTGACCTTAGGCATTGACGTTCAGGATGACCGCTTCGAGCTGGAACTGGTGGGCTGGGGTGTTGGAAAGGAAAGCTGGGGCATCCGGTATCAGAAGATATACGGCGACCCGCTCAAGCCTCAGATTTGGGAAGACCTTGACAATTTCCTGCAAACCCGCTGGCGCAGGGCGGACGGCGTTGTGCTGAACATTCTTGCGGCGGCGATGGACACCGGCGGCCATCATACGGATGCCGTGTATCGTTTCTGTCTGGAACGCTGGCAGCGGCACCTTTACGCCATCAAGGGACGCGGTGGCGTGGAAACACCGTTTGTGTCGAAGCCATCAACCGGCAACCGCGTGGGCGTGCCGCTGTATACCATTGGTGTTGATAACGGCAAGACTATGGTGTATCAACGTTTGAATGTGCAGGCACCCGGCCCGAACTACTGTCACTTCCCGCTGGATGAAGCGGCGGGATATGATGAAACCTACTTCAAAGGCCTAACGGCGGAGAAACAGGTCGTGCGATGGAAGAAGGGCAGACCCACAACAGCGTGGGAGCTGAAAGACCCGAACTATCACCGTAACGAGCCGTTGGACTGCCGGGACTATGCGCTGGCAGCGCTGGAAATTGCAAACCCCGTTCTGGAAAATCCGGGCGAAGAAACAGAAATGCAGACGGTTCAGCGCCCCGCAGGGCGGCGAATCGTATCGGGAGGTATCGGATAAATGGCTGGGATCACATTGGAGCAGGCAGAAGCCAAGCTGCAAACATGGATGGAAGCGGAAGAAAAGATTGCCAGCGGGCAGGGCTATTCCATCGGCGACCGCCGCCTGACCCGTGCCGACCTTTACACGGTTCGTGGCGAAATCGAATACTGGAACAACAAAGTGAAAGAACTGGAAACGGCGGCAACGGCTGGAAGAAACAAAATGTACCGATTCGTGCCGCGTGATATTTGACGGAGGGCAGCATGGGCAAAATGAACCTCATGGATCGTGCGATTGCCGCTGTTGCCCCGGAACACGCCCTGCGCAGGGCGGCGGCGCGGGAAAGCCTGCGCTTTATCAATTCCGGCTACGGGAACTACGGCGCAAGTACGACAAAAAAATCTATGCGCGGCTGGTTGTTTGCTGGCGGCAGTGCGAAAGAGGATATCGAAGATAACCTCAAAACGCTGCGCGAAAGAAGCCGCGACGCTTACATGGGTGTGCCGATCGCAACCGGCGCGCTGAAAACAATGCGCACGAATGTTGTTGCAAGCGGCTTGACACCATCACCGCAGATCGACGCGGACTTCCTGAACATGACGCCGGAGCAGGCAAATGACCTGCAAACGCAGATTGTCCGTGAGTTTTCGCTGTGGGCGGACAGCCCGTTGTGTGATGCTGACCGCGTGGATAACTTCTACAAATTGCAACAGCTGGCATTCTTGGCCTACATGATGAATGGTGACGCCTTTGCTGTACTGCCGATGCGGCATAGCGTTGGGCAGCCGTATGACCTGCGCGTGCAGCTGATCGAAGCTGACCGGGTGTGCAGCCCGGATCAGGACGACCGGTTAGCACCGTGCGTGGTGGACAATGTGTCTGTGCAAAGCATTGTGCAGGGTGTGGAAACGGACAGCAACGGCATGGTTGTTGCCTACTGGATTTGCAACCAGCACCCGCTGGCAAGTTTGTATGCATTGCCGGAGCCGATGAAATGGCAGCGCGTGGAAGCCTACGGCGAAACCACCGGGCGCAGAAACATCCTGCACATTATGAACCGGGAACGTTCTGGGCAGCGGCGCGGCGTGCCGCTGCTGGCACCGGTGCTGGAAGCTCTGAAACAGCTTGGACGGTACACGGATGCTGAGATCACAGCCGCGGTCATTTCGGCGATGTTTACGGTATTCATCACAAAAGAAAACCCGTCCATTGGCCGCCCACTAGGTGAGGTGATCCCGTCGAACCAGCAGATCGACGCGGAAGACAGGGGCACAATTGAGCTGGGGTCTGGCGCAATCATCGACCTGAACCAGGGCGAGAAGGTGGAGTTTGCAGACCCGAAACACCCGAACACGGGCTTTGACGCATTCTCTGCTGCCATCATCAAACAGATCGCGGCGGCGCTGGAAATCCCCAGCGAAGTGCTGATGAAGCAGTTCACCACAAGCTACAGCGCGGCGCGTGGTGCGCTGAATGAATTTTGGCGTACATGCGATATGCAAAGAAGCTGGTTTGTGGACGACTTCTGCCAGCCTATCTATGAAGAATGGCTGACGGAAGCTGTGGCAACCGGACGAGTAAAAGCGCCGGGCTTCTTTGATGATCCGGCAATCCGAAAAGCGTATACGTCCTGCACTTGGAACGGACCGGCGCGAACCAACCTGAACCCGGTACAGGAAGTGAACGCTGCTGTAGCGCGTGTCAAAGCGGGCTTCTCAACAGCAGATCAGGAAACCGCAACGATGAATGGCGGCAGCTATGCAGCAAACATCCGTCAGCGCGTCATTGAAGCGAGGATGCAAAAGGAGGTGGACGACATTGCGAATGAGGGAAACGTCCAGAAAGGGAATGAACCGAATCGTGAATCAGGCGGGAACCCCGCAGACCCCAAAAACGAATAACTGTTTCTGGAAGTTCCGCAATCTGGCCGACGGCCAGAAAGCGGAACTTCTGCTTTACGGCAATATTTCCGAAAGCAGCTGGTGGGGCGATGAAATTACGCCGAAGCAGTTTGCAGACGATCTTGCCGCCCTAGGCGATGTGCAGGAAATTACGGTGTACATCAACAGCGGCGGCGGTGATGTGTTCGCTGCGCAGGCTATCGGAAACCAGCTGGAACGGTCGAACGCGACGGTGACGGCTCACATCGACGGCCTGTGCGCCAGCGCGGCCACGATCATTGCCTGCCATGCAGACAAGGTGATTGCGGCAGCGGATAGCTGCTACATGATCCATCCTGCAAGCATGGGCGTCTGCGACTATCTGACAGCAGAGGATATGCGCGATTGCCTGAAAGCGCTGGACACCATCCGAGAAAACATCGTTGCACTGTACGCCAAGAAGACCGGCAAAAGCGAGGACGAGTGCGGAACATGGATGGATGAAACAAACTGGTGGACTGCCGCACAGGCTAAAGAAAATGGCTTTGTGGACGAGGTGGACGATGAAGAGCCGGACACCGTGGTAGAAAACCGAAACGGAGTGCTGTTCGTAAACAGCATCGGCATGGGCCTGCCGTTCGATAAGGCTCCTGATTTTGTCAAAAGCCGCATGGGTGCAAAAACACCCGGCGGCTTTTCTAATGCCACAAATAATCCGGGACAGACCGGAACACAGGAGGAAGAAGCAATGGAAATCAAAAACAAGGATGACCTGATGAAAGCGTACCCGGATATGGTCAATGAGATCAGAAAGGACGCCGCCATGGATGCCATCAATCGGGAACGCGCCCGAATCAAGGACATTCAGGACATGACCCTGCCCGGCATGGAGCAGACCATGCAGGATGCTCTTTACGGTGAGCACCCGATGGATGCCACCGCGTATGCCAAGGAAGTCGCCAAAGCTGCAAAGAAGCAGGCACAGAACCATGTCGAGGCCCTGCACGACGATGCAAAGAACGGCGGCGCAAATGGCGTGAAGGGCGGCGGCGACGGCCAGACCGACGTTTACATGGATGCCCTGCGTTCCATCGGAAAAAAGAAGTAAGGAGGAACTGTTATGAGCATGAATCTTGCGCCTGAGAAGTTTTCGTGTGAGCCGGAATATCTGCTGGCAGGCACGGACATTCGAGTCACTACCGCCATCAAGAATGCCGCAGCGGACCTGAAAGCGGGTGCGCCGGTCAAGCTGGACGGCTCCGGCAAGGCGGCACCCGTGGCAAAGGCAGACGGCACAGCTGGCCTGTACGGCATTGCAACCGAGGATTTCAAAACCGGCAAGGATGCTGTGATCTACCTGACCGGCGAGTTCTTTGCTGACCGCCTGGCACTGGAAACCGGCGTGACTGCCGCTTCGCTCGAAGTGGCGTTCCGCAACATCGGTATTTTCCTGAAGTAAGGAAAGGAGGAAAACGATATGCCTAACGAAGTGAACATTTATACCCCGCGATACCTCGCCGAAGTAGTGCGCCTTGCACCTCCGGTGTACACCTTTTTCCGTGACACCTTTTTCACCAATGTCCATGTCTTCCCGACCAAGGCTATTGACTTTGATCTGGTCAAGGGCGACCGTCGCATGGCTGCATTCGTACATCCGCGCAATGGCGCAAAGGTGCTGAGTTCTGCCGGTTACGAGACTCTGAGCTACAAGCCGCCCCTCATCAATCCTTATGACATCACGACCGCAGACCAGCTTATGAACCGTCTGCCTGGTGAAGAGATGTACAGCGGCATGACTCCTGCACAGCGGGCAGCGCAGAAGCAGGTGGAAGAGTATAACCGCCTGAATGATTCCGTGATCCGCCGCGAAGAGTGGATGTGTGCACAGGCCATTATGACCGGGCAGATTCCCATTGTCGGCGAGGGCGTCAACGAGATCGTGGATTTCGGCTTTACCAACAAGAAGAAGCTGACCGGTACGGCAGTCTGGGGCGGCGACAAGGCAGCAATCGCGGACAACCTGCGTGATTGGAAGCACGAGGTCGCCGTGAACGGCTTTGCCAATGTCGATATGTGCGTCATGGGCTGGAAAGCTCTGGGCCTGTTCCTCGCGGACCTTGACATCCGCAGCCGCCTTGATACCAAGAATTACGGCTATGGCGCAATCAATGTCAAGCAGCTCCCGAACGGTCTGACCTACTACGGCCATCTGAACGACCCCGCTCTGGACATCTACTGCTACGATGAGCACTATCTGGACGACTGGACTGACCCGGAGAATCCGGCTACCCATCCCCTCGTCACAGACAACAAGGTGCTGCTCATCAACCATGCACCCAACTATCTGCTGGGCTATGGCCTGTGCACCTACATCGACGATGCTTCTCAGCAGTGGGTCTGCGCCCAGACTGCCCGCCTGCTGCGTTCCTATGTTGAGCATCATCCTGACCGTCGTATGATGGAAGTCCAGTCTCACCCCCTGCCCATCCCTGATAAGGTGGACAGCTGGCTGGTGGCTGAGGTCTGCTAAAGAAAAAGGCTCCCTGCCGGTTCCCGGCGGGGAGCATCTTTTTGAGGAAAGAAAATGGCAAGCGAAAGTATGGATGGCTCAACAGCAA